ACCAAGGTCTTGAGTTCTTCCTGCAAACCTTCAGCTTCAATTTTTTCAGCCAACGCTTTCTTGTAATACTTCTTGCCGTCAATCCAGTTTATATACGCACCTGACATTTCCAGTTTCTTGTTTTCAATCAAGAAGTCCAACATGCCGCTAGTAAAGTCGAAGTGGGCCATGCCGTCATCGTCGAAAGTCAAACGCAGATCAACTTCCTGAAATGGACGAATTACTTTGTTTTTCTTGGTCATGATGCCAGTAACTTGACCGACCACATCGCCAGAAGCCTTGTCCTTGACCAGCTTCTTGCTGAGCGCAAGACGCACCGAAGCGTAAAACTCGAATGCGGCGCCACCTGGCGTCGTAGTCGGATCACCGTAAACGACACCTACCTTGGTGCGAATTTGGTTCAAATACAAAGCCGTCATATTCAGCTCGGCAGTCATCTGATTGATAACCTTCAACGTACTGGAGCTGACCCGCGAGAGGGCCGTCGTGTCGTTCATATTCAACTCGTCAATGCCGCGATCCCTGCCATCTTTGTCCATCAACATTGACTTGGGAATCATTGCAGCGACAGAATCGAAAACCCACAGAATCGGAGCATCGTCAGGCACCAGCTTGTTCTTGCGAATGATCTGACCCGCTTTGAGCGCGATAGTGTTTGACTCCTCCCACGTTCTCGGTCGACGATAAATCCAGTTCGAGCCACCGTCGCTCAGACCGAGCTTCTTAGCGAACGGCATCTGATAGGTGTATTCGTGATCGCAGAAGCCAGCAAAGCCGCCGGCCTTTTGCGTGGCGATCATAAGCTGCGTAGCGATCAACGTTTTGCCCGAAGATGGCGGACCAAACATTTCAATAATACGACCACACGGAATGCCCTTGTCGTAGTCGCCACTGATGATCTTATTCAACAACGGGTAGCCGGTATCAAGCCAGTGTTTGACTTCTTGTCCTTCGTCGTTCGGACCAATTGCGTCGAGCAGAGCTTTCGCCAGTGCTGATGAACTCATAATTATATCTCCTTGAATTTATTAAATGTAACCGCTTCGCTCACTGTTCCTTAAAAGCGTTGGTGAAGTTTTCTTGATTTCTAAGAATCGAGACAAACGCCAACTCCTCACACAATTCGCCGAACTTCTCGTTGTTGAATTCGCCGCTGTCGATACTTACCGCGCTCTTGGCGGGCGGAGCGACTTTCAGCAATTGCATCATCCGAAAATTGCGGCCAAAGATCATTCGCCCTTCCGCGCTACACAGACGCAAGTGCGCTTTCTTCTTGGGCTTGAATTCACCGCTGTCACAGCGCTGCCAGAACTTGCGAACCGACCCGAACTCAGCGATGAACTCTGGCGCTCCCTTTTCACCGATACCACCGATGCCAGAAATGCAGTCGGACGAGTCGCCCTGAAGGCATTTACCCTCAAGAAAGCCATACGGTGTCGCGTAGCCAGTCTTGTCCATCAAGTTGTCGATGGTGACGATGCGACTGTCGTCGCGCAAATCGCGCCAGATAACATTTGGGCGAACCAGTTGTATCCAGTCTTTGTCGCCAGAAATCATAACGATCTCGTTGTCAGGCTTCTGCGTAAGTTGCGATACCAGCAGCCCCGCCATGTCATCAGCTTCGTGTGTAGCGACCGTCATCTGCCGCACACCAAGATGATGCAGGGCGCGAGAAATATACGGACGTTGAGTCACATACGCTTCCTTAGCCGCAGCTTTCTTAGGGTCGGCTTCACGGTTGGACTTGTAATCGGGATTGATGTTGAAGCGCCATTCAGCGCGACCGTCCCAGAGACACATCAGCTTGTGTTCAGGATAAGTCACACGTAGTTCGCGCATGGTTTTGATGAAGCCAAAGACCGCTTGTGTTTCCATCCCACCCGAGGTCAATTTCGTGGCGTAATGGGCCGCATATCCAATACTATTGGCATCGACAAGTAATGTCTTGCTCATGGATCCCCCTGGTTAAAAAGCCCTCCGAAGAGGGCTTTCGTTAGATTACTAATGACTTACGCCATTACGCGTCGGCGCCAGCGCCAGTCATTTCACCAAGAAGATCATCCAGCTCGTCATCGAGCGCGATGTCAGTGGCAAACGGCTTGCTTGCGGAGACAACGTGACGCGCCTCCACATCACGCAGCGCGGCATCGTCATTGTCGATAGTGCTGAAGCTGGTACGCGGCTTGTCGGCGTCAGAAGGAACGGCAGGCAGCAGACCGGCGACGTTGTTGATGGCGTTCAGAGCGCGACGCTGTTGCTCTTCATTTTCCTGACGCACGTACTCGTCCAAGTCATTCAGCTTGCCAAGTACACCCTTTGGAAGGGTGTGCTTCTTCGGAGAGATTTGAACGGTATATTTGGTGTTCAAACCTTTGCCATCGCGGTTGACTGTAATGATCTGCGGAGCAACCGGATCAAACACGGCGACACCCCATTCTTCGATCAGGTCAACGATCTGGCCGAATACCGACTTACGAACTTCGAGAATTTGCGGAGTCGTGTCGTCATCAGCATCCAGGGCCAAAACATTAAACAGATAAGACTGGCCAGAAGCGGCGTCCTTCAGCAGCTTGACGGTTTCGTCGTCCGATGTCATACGCGCGGCCTTGCTCAAACCTTCGCAGATTGGGCAAGGCTTTCCGAATGTCTTGTCGAGGCAGGGATAAACAGCTTGAATTTCGCCAGCGGCGTTCTTGATGTAGTGCTGACCAAAGTCGTGAAACCAGATATACTCCTCGCCCTTGCGCCAGCCAGGCAACAGAACGTAACGGTTTGCACCGGGGTTAGGCTTGAGTGTTTTGGCTTTCTGCTTGAGAGACTGCTTCTTGTCTTTCATCAATTGCATCAGTTTTGTAGCGTCCATGTTTTAGTTCCTTTTCAAAGTTGAGTTTTAGTTAGTGCCTTTTAGAGTCGGGCAACGACGGTCAGAAAACTCAACCATTTCGTTGCTTACCTCGTTTCAGCCCTTTAATTATAGTCACCGCTGACTTATATCACAAGTCATAGCAAACTATTTCCTGCTTACACTGCGCCACCCTGCTTGAGCCGCAAGGCACGTTCGCGCAGATCATCCCTGTCCTGTTTTTCCGCCAGGATACGAGCTGCCCCTTTGTATTCATCACGACGATCTGCGCCTAGTTGAATAATCATATCTCTTCTGTCAGCGAGCGACTGCACCAGGCCCTTGTTGATCGCCGCGATGGTTTCTGCCTCAATTACCATGCTCTTCGCTTTGATCCAGCGACGATCCATCTTGACGGCATTCTCGACCATCTTCTCCGTCGTCTTCTCGCCAGATGCGGCAAGAATCTTACGCTGCTCATCGTAGAGCGTGGCTTCAACGACCTCAAATTTAGCCTTGATACGAGCAGCTTGCGCTTCGGCTCGGGCAGCCTGTGCGCCGTAATAGGCACGCAGACCATTCTGCTCGATCATGCACTGATCCAGTGAGGCTTCAGTGACGCGCGTATCGGTGCGAAACTGATCTACGTCGACGTAGTAATTCAGACCAGCGTGACCGGACGCTTCGGTCGGGCGCTTAGGCTCGTCCCTTGTTGCGGCACATAGTTCGTTGGGCACAAACGGCGCGATGTAATCGCCCAACGGCACGACGTAATCGCCATTCTTTTCGCCAGACCAGCCCGTTTGACCGCCTTCTTCGTCATAGTCCGAATCGCAAGCCGGCGGTTGTTCATCCGATTCATCAGCTTCCGCAACAGCGACTTCCGCAACAGCGACTTCCGGCTCAACTGTCTCCTGGTCATCGGGAACGCACGTTTCAACAGTCGGTTCGGGCGTCTTCGCCGCTAGAATCTCCTCGTTCTGCGCTTCAAGCTCTGCCATCAGAGCCTCAAGCTCCTCGTCATTGATATTGATATCCTTGCTCATTGCGTTCTCCTTATGTACTTCACTACGATTGAAATTGTATAAAGACCTGTCAGGAAAGTATAGTCAGCTCTGACTTATCCTGACAGACCGCCAAGTGCTTCCAAATTTGACCGTCTCTCGTCACTAATGACTTATCCGTCAATCACGCAAGAATGTCGGCAACCTTTTCAAAAACAGCGCTCAAAATATCCGCCTTCGACGGATCAAAGTTTACCTGTTGAGCGTTTATGCCACAGACAATCGAACAGTCCAATTTCGGGTCATACACAACCTTTCCAGCAAGTTCTGCCGTAGAACCCTTAATTCCAGGCAAAAGGCGCTTAATGGCAGCAGAACCAAGAGCAACTATTACCGCAGGCTTAATAAGCTCTACCTCTCTGTCGAAAAATCTCGCGCATGAGTTAAGCTGCCCATTGCTCAAGAACTTGTCAGACTTTTTGGCCTTGACCAGCGTCGTGAAATAGCCCTCCCCTACGCTCAAACCCGCGTCTTTGATTGCGACTTTGATAAAATCAGCAGCGTCGCCAACCAGCAGTTGATCTTTTGCCTCCTCCTGCCATGTCGGGCAGTCTGTCACCACCATGTACTTGACTGTGGACTTGCAGCGAATGGTCGGATGCGGTTGACCGGCCAGGTCACAGTCCTTGCATGACTTGTATTCTTGCGCCAGAGAGATAATCTTGGCCCGCAGAAACTTGTCAGACACATCAGTCGCTCTGTCTGCCTTTACAGCGTCGATAATCAACCCAGGCATGAATTCTGTCTGGTCACGACGACGATCCGGGTGACGTGCGGGTTTCTGGCCCTTCTCGACGTTAGCGAAAGCACCTACCGCATTAAGATTCTCCACAACGCGCATGTTGACCTTCGAACCGGGCTGACTTGCTGCCAGAGAAAACTCTTCAAAGGAATCGAAGCGACCCTTGACCGGCGACGAATCATCCAACCCCCAAACGTCTTCCACTGTTCCGTCGCGCTTTTTCTTTTGCCTCTCAACCTTCCAGTTGCGGTTACGCTCACGCAGTTCCACGATGCGAAGCGCGGTGTTCTCGGAGATACCCCTGACAGCCGAGAACGGCGCAAGAATGTGCGCGTCGTCTGGAATAGTGAACTTGTCCGACGACAGGTTGATGTCGGGCGGCAGCACTTCAATGCCACACTCACGCGCGTCTTTGACCAGTCCAGGCAACTTGTCGTCCTTGACGATGCTCATGCAAGCTGCAAAGTATTCGGCAGGATAATGAACGCGTACCCACATTGTCCAAATAGATACGACCGAGTATTCAACCGCGTGGCTGCGGTTAAAGCCGTATGAAGCGAAAGCCTCAATCTTATCGAATAGCGTACCAGCTCTACTCTCACTCATTCCAGACACGGTGGCACAACCATCAATCCATTTCTGACGCATTTCCTTCATCTTGTCCAAATCTTTCTTACCCATTGCTTTGCGAAGGTGATCTGCTTCAGCGCGAGTAAAGCCAGCAAGATCAACGGCGGCTTGCATCACCTGTTCCTGATACACGATGACGCCGTAAGTGTCCTTTAACGCATTCTCCAAGTTCGGATGATCGTAGCTGATTGACTTGTAGCCTTGCTTGATCGCTACGAAGTCATCCATCAGACCAGAATCCATTGGGCCTGGACGATACAGTGCGGTTGCGGCGGTAATATCTTCGAACGTCA